GAAGAAAGGGGGGAGGGGGAAGAAACCAGGGTATCAACGCAGCTGCCGATCACGTTCAAGCGCATCCGGTAGTCTTCCCCGAAAGGCATCGTTCCACGGTTCGAAGGATCATAGCGATCTAGGGCTTCATAGTCCCTCCCTGTATACATCCGGAGCATATCCATGTTGAGATTGTACCGGTACGAATGATCACTGATCATCTTGTTGACGGTATCGGTGACCGCATTTGCGAGATCCTCGCCTTCAGGTTCCTGCCACCAGAATTTGCTCATATTCGCCTCGATTCATAAAAGTTGCGGAGCTCCGAGTCAGAGAGATCCGGTTTCTGCTCTTCCATCATCTTCATGACAGGATCCATTTGTGCGGAGTTGTAGAAATCAATCTCCAGGTCGAGGCCTTTGAAGCGGGCGACGCCCTTGTCGGAAAGATACAGAACCAGGTCTTTCACCTGGTCGGGATTTAATTTTTTATTGAGCATAGGCTGCACGGCCCGCGGCGCGGGAACTCAAGTTTTGTTCATAATTTTCTATTGGAACGATGCTTCTTTCCTTGACTTGCCAAGGTGCCTTTGGTCCCTGTTTGGTAAACCTAGTATCTGCTTCGATAATGTTCTGAGTCTGCAGATCTACGGCGGCGTCATACTCATCCCGCAGCAGCGCGTTTCGCTCCGCATCTGTAGGATCATATGTCCCGGCCATCTGCTCATAAACCTCAGTTGATTGTGGATCGTAGTGCATAAAAACAACGTCGGGCTCACCCTGGTTCCAATCTCCATAAAGTTCTTTATCCCATTCTGGAGGCGCAAATTCATCATTCCATGCGGTCCTTGATGAAATGCGAAACCCAACTTTTGAATAGATATGCGGAAGCGCACTATCAAAAGCATCAAGCTTCCTGCCACCTTCCTGCACGGCAAGCATTAGTGCTGAAACCGTTGTTCCTTTATGTGGTCCACCCTTTTTGTTAAATACCGAAACAACATCATCATCCTTAATTGCGAAGCCGGTCGTTCCATCCTTGGAAAGGAACATTCGCATCCCCTGGTATTCCTCCGGTTCATAAACATAAACCGCGGCACCATAGGTACTGGCATTTTTTGATTCAATTATGGATTCTTGAAAACGGAGGCCTGCTTCCGGGGTTTGTGGAAGCTCGTAGAAATCTGGAGTGGAATAACCTAGAGAGTTCAGACGCTTCTGATCAGCATCTGAGAGATTGAATCGGGTAACCTTTCCGAGACCTTTTAGGCTTCGTCCAGGATTGCGCTCGCTTGTTCCGGTGAAAGGCCGGTTGACCTTGCTAGATCCATCTCGGCTTGCGACCACTGACCGGTTGACTTTGTCCCGGATCCCTTTGATGAACCTGGTTGCATCTGTTTCTCGGAACTGGGACTCGAATCCTCCAAGAGCTCGCTTAAAAGCGGGTTCGAACCCTCGGTAAGGTGATAGATCCCCAATTTCTGCTTCTGACTGAAATGGGGTGATGGTGCTGAGTCGTTCTTCATATCGCGTACCTTTAAGAATATTCGAATACTTAGGATCACTCATCAGACTAGCAAAGTCAACAACTTCTGCTATGTCCTCAGCAGTAATATCCTGCGAGAGTTCCTGCATCGATTTCTGGGTTCCTGGTCCCTTACGACGCTTTTCATAGATCGCCTTTGTATAACTCCAAACCGTCTCCTGGACCTCTGCTGCAGTCCACTTCTGGCCGGTTTTCTTTTCTAGGAAAGCAGCTGCTCGCCGGGTTGCAGCATTACTGAGCAGATAACCAGGTCCTTTTCCGCCTTTACCCTCCGTTGCAGCAGTCGCCTTGCCTCCGAAAACATCCTGGAGGACGTTGTAGGCTCGGCCCATCCAGGTATCATTTGTTACTTCATCATATCCCTCGAGGAGATTTTTCATGAAGCTGTTTGCCTTCGGCCCGGAAAGCACAATCTCGGTTGGTTCTTCCGCGGTCAAGGCCTCGATCGAATTATTCACCCAGGCATCCATCACTGATTCCTCAGTTCCCTTCCCGACGACACTCTGACCCATGATTTTTTTAATTTCAGCCTTGTCGGTCGGGCGTCCTGCTGCATCCCAGTTCTTCCAGATCCTGAGTGCATTCTCCATGTTCATTTCAACGGAGGTCTGAGGACTTGTTGCTGCCAATAATCCTATAAAACGCTCCGTATCATCCTGGAACACGTTCCGGAGCTGCTGCGCCGAGTGCTTATACCATCCTTTTTTGTGCCTCCCAGCAAATGCCATTGCTCCGATCTCCTCCTGGTCGAGTCTTGGGACTGCATCCTTACCATGAGTGATTGTGATCGGCTTGCCGGTTCTAGTTTTTCCGGTCTGGATCATCTGCTCCATTGCCATAATCGTCTCAGGCGTCAATGCTTGGAGCTCTTCCTCGGTCAAATACATCCGAAGCGTCGATAATGCCTCCGATTCCATGAGCTGCTTCTGCAATTCACGCGGCAGCTGAGTCTTCCCGCCTCCATAGGTCCGCATCGACAACGATTCCGAAGGCTGACGCCACCCGGTTTTCGTATCTGCTGCAACCAGGCCGGTTTTTTTCAAAATTTCGTCTTCTGAGGCACCTCTTTGGACCAATCGGTTGGCACTTGCGATCCTTTTGGACAATGGACGTGCTAAAACACCCAATGCCATGGCACCCGAAGCCATTTTTCCTAAATTCAGCTCTGGGCCGACGACCGATCCTGCAATAAACTCTGCATCTGAAGGATCCTCTCCAAATCTTTGGTAGATATCTGGACTTGTAAACGGAATTCTGGGTTCCTGAACCCCTTTTTTCTTGGTCCCTTTAATCTCAGGCGTCGGAGGACCGGTCATTTTGGTCTTCTGAGACATTGATGGAGTCAAACCTGGGTATCCTAAGAGCTCCACTGCATCCATCGATAAACCCAAAACTGCTGCAGCTCTTGCTTTTGCCAGTTTCGCCTGGGATTCCTGGGTCATTTCACCAGTTTCCCGATATCTTTTTCTTAAATCTGCCATCAGTATCCTCCCATTACCGGATCATGTCCCGAAGTTTCCCACCAAGGCAGGTCTTGATCTCCCACCAATGCCAATGCACTCTCCTCCATACGCTTCTCCTCAGCTCTGAACCATTCCGGGGAGTTGAATTTGATTGCTTCCGACTCTGGTGTATGGAGATAACCCAAACTCTCACGCCATACATACAACATCGCATCTGCCGCGTGATTCTCGCAGTCTGATCTCTCAATATACTTGCCCTTCTGACGCTCCATCGGGTCCCATTCCAGCAGCTCCAGTTCGTCCACAAGGCAGCGAGTTTCTGGATTATCCACAATGAGAAATTTCCCCTTCTTGAAGTCGGAGTTGAGGAGCTCGATATGGTCATATTTTTTGGATTTTTCTGCAGGAGTGATGGAAAGCGAATACCTCTTGTTAATCTCTTCGATGATCATCTTGCCCAAGGCACCAGTGTCCGCGCACATTCGATCAAAATTGTATTCTGCATCCAGCTGATGCACCTTCCTCGCAATATCATCCGACGTGTATCCCTGGTGCTTTTCTGCATGGATCACATACGTCTCGGCTACATCTTCACTCCACGCAACCACGATGAACGCCGTGCTGTCGACGAACCCCAGGTCAATGCCGAGGGCAGTCTGCCAGGTCTCATCGGGTAATTCATCGACCAGATTTCTCTTTCTGGAAAATCGATATACCAGCGTGTTTTCATCCCGGGTCCACTCTCCTAAATATTCTCGACGGTAGGTCGGATTTTCATCATCCCAGCCATTCTCCTCGATAGCTCGCTCCAGCCATGCCTTAGCCCCTGGCAGATGCGGGTTCTCCAGGAGGGTCCAATAGTGGGACTCGAAGGGAGATCGCTTGAGTTGGTCCGCGTCGTAGAAATAACCCGAGCAAGTAGCAGACGGCGTTCCACACAACCACAACTCTCCATCATGGTCCAGGAGAGCTGCTTCGAGGACGTCGTTGACAAGAGTCTCAAGTATTGAAGTTTTGATACTTTGAGCTTCATCGATGATCACCCTGGAATAAGCTGGTCCACGAAATTTGTCTACTTCTCCAGGATCCTGACAACCTCCCAAAATGATCTGGCTGCCATTCGGCAACTTCACCGTCAACTGGTTTTCCAGAAACTCCATGCCCATTGCCCACTGGCGTTCGAGCTCCCTCAATGTTGACCATAAAATCCTCCGCGCATTCTTGATACTCAATGTGATGTATGGAACCAGGATCCCCGGCGTCCGGACTGCTGCATCGATCAAACCGATCGCGCTCAAATGAGTCTTGCCTGCACGTCTCGAACACCTAGCGACACGCTTCTTGGCATCGCTATGGAAAAACTTCAGCTGATTCTCATGAAGGCTCCCGATCATCTGACCCAGAACCAGCTCCAGCTGCTGCTGCTTCTCCTTACGAGCTCTTATCCTTTTTACGGCCTCTTCCGCTAGAGCCCTTTGCTCCTTGCTCCACTGAAGATCCGCTCGTCTTGCTCTTTTTTTCGGCTGACCGGCCATCCATTTCCTTTGCCATCCGCGCTGCTTCTGCCGTCTCATAACACGCAACATTCGCAGCAGTGATCACTTTTAAAACCGTCTTCTTGCCATCATGAATCGAGACCGTCACCGATCCATCATCTTCCAGCTCAAGTTTGGTATTTACATCATCCCGGAGACGCACTGCTACTCCATGCAGCGGCACCTGGACGCCTTTGATCAAATCAATGTTTTCAAGTTTCATTTTTATCCTTTTGTAATCTCTCCAATCACCATCAACAAAATTCACTTTTTCTTTTTTGCTGTTTTTGCTGACTGCTTAAAAGCCTTTGCCGTCGGAGCTCCCTTCGAACCAACCTTCCGCATCTTTTCCCCGGATCCCCCTTTGATCCGTTTTCGCTTTGCATGAATGTTTGAGTACAATCCTTTTTTTGCTGCCATTAGATCATCATCCGATAAGGGTTCCACCTCCATTTCACATTCGGCCACGCCTTGAACAGACCCTCCGTTCGATGGCTCACAATGACCGGTTCAAGCGGGTCACCAGGCAAACTATTCATGAACTGTCGAAGCAACCTGGTCCCTATGCCCATCCTCCGGAATGCTCCCTTCACATAGACGAAGTGCAGCACCGGATCCACCTGGTCGAAGGCAACATAGCCCCAGATCACGTCAGTGTCTTCAGGGTCACACGCGACTAAAAGCGTACAATTCGTTAGGATTTTTTTGAGGATTATGTCGTGGTAGTACAGGGATAGGGATGGGGGTATGGGGGTCCTGGCTACCCCCCGCCGCCCGACCTCGACGCGCCAGATCGGATCCCTGGCGACCGCCCGCGACCAGCTGTCCAAGACGAAGCCTGTCTCCCTGCCGCCCAGCTCCAGCGGTCTGATCAGCAGCTCTGCCCCGGGTTGCTGGTTAATTACCAGCGACCCTGTCTCGGGAACCATTGCAATTGC